AATGAATGGGACACGGACAAATTAACGGATTGGGGTTTAGACATACCAATATTTAAAGATGCTGAAAATGAATTAAAAGACTTATCAAGTACAATAGATAATTTATATCGTATTGAAATTGTATGTAAAGACGAAGAACATCAAGAAAATAGTTATAACAAATTAATAGAACAGGGTTACGAATGCCGACTTTTGACATTATAAAACAAGTAAAGCCAAGCAAAACGTTTAGGGTTGCTTCTGTAATAGGTAAATTTGATTTGCAATCTGAAAATATTGTAGAACATTTTAAAGGAGATATTGAAATACCTGAACAATGGCAAATAGGTTTAATTGTAGGAAAAAGCGGAACAGGTAAAACAACGATAGCAAAACAATTATTTCAAGACGCTTATATAACATCTTATGAATACACGAAGGAAACTGTTTTAGACGATATGCCAAAAGAATGTAGTGTTGAACAAATAACTTCAGCTTTTAATTCAGTAGGGTTTTCAAGTCCACCAAGTTGGTTAAAGCCTTATTCCGTATTAAGTAACGGACAAAAAATGCGAGTTGATTTAGCAAGAGCAATATTAGAAGAACAAAAGTTTTTTGTATTTGATGAATTTACAAGTGTAGTGGATAGAAATGTTGCACAAATAGGTTCTTTTGCTATGCAGAAAGCCATTAGAAAAACGGATAAAAAATTTATAGCAGTTACTTGTCACTTTGACGTACAAGATTGGTTACTTCCTGATTGGGTATTTAATACAGACACAATGACCTTTCAAAGTTTTGAAGGGCAAAAAAAAAATAGACCAGAAATTAAATTTGAAATATTCCATACAGGAGATAAAACAATTTGGAAAATGTTTGCTAAGCATCATTATTTAAGTCATTCACATAATAACGCTGCAAATGTATTTATAGCAACGGTAAATGATGAGATAGCAGGATTTATAAGCATATTACATTTTCCACATCCTAAAGTTAAGAATTTAAAAAAAGTTCACCGATTAGTTATTTTACCCGATTATCAAGGAGCAGGAATAGGGTTAAAATTGTTGAATGAAGTAGGTAAAGTTTACAAAAAAGATAAATGGAGATTTAATATAGTTACATCAGCACCAAGTTTAATAAACGCTTTAAAGAAATCAAATCAATGGGCGTGTACACATTATGGAAGAAACACTCCACATAAAGGAGATTTAAAAAGTAATGTTGGAAATTTAACAAGTGGCTCTGAAAATAGAGTTACCGCAAGTTTTGAATTAATTTAAACACCGAAATTACACCGAAATGAATAAAGAAGACAATTTAAAACCAAATTGGGAGAAAGGCGAAAGCGGAAACCCAAACGGACGTCCGAAAGGAAGTAGAAACCGAAGCACAATAGCACGTCTTTGGTTAGAAACTACACAAAAGGCAAAGAACCCAATAACAGGCGTTGAAGAAACTTTGTCGCAAGAAGACTTGGGAACTTTAGCAATGGTTAAAAAAATGCGGGACGGCGACGTTTCAGCATACAAAGCACTAATGGATAGTGGCTACGGTGCGCCTGTTCAACAAATAGAACAAACAAATATAGAACAACCTTTATTTCCTGATGTTAATACGGACGACTGCAATTAGTAAAATTGCAAAGTTAGACAAGCGAATAAAAATAATACAAGGCGGTACGTCAGCGGGTAAAACTTTTGGCGTTATTCCGTTGTTAATAGACATAGCGACAAAGCACAAAAACACGGAAATAAGTATTGTAGCTGAAAGTATTCCACACTTACGAAGGGGCGCATTAAAAGACTTCGTTAAAATAATGCGTTGGAGTAACAGGTTCTTTGAAAGTAGTTTTAACAAAAGTTTATTAAGGTACGATTTTAAAAATGGTTCATACATTGAATTTTTTAGCGCAGACGATAGTTCAAAATTAAGGGGTGCAAGACGTGATATTCTTTACATAAACGAATGTAACAACGTAACATTTGAAAGTTACAACGAACTTGCAATACGTACAAAAAAACGAATATACCTTGACTTTAACCCAGCGAATGAATTTTGGGTACACACGGAACTAAAAGACGAACCCGACACAGACTTTTTAATTTTAACGTACAAGGACAACGAAGCGTTAGATGAACGAATAGTAACGGAAATAGAAAAGAACCGCTTAAAAGCCACTACAAGCAGTTATTGGGCTAATTGGTGGCGGGTATATGGCGAAGGACTTGTCGGAATGTTAGAAGGAGTTATATTTTCAAACTATAAACTAATTGACAAAATACCGACTGAAGCACGTTTATTAGGTTACGGTTTAGACTTCGGGTATTCAAACGACCCGACAAGCATAGTAGAAGTTTACAATTACAACGGGCAAAGAATACTTAACGAAATATGTTACCAAACAAGTTTATTAAATAACGACATAGCAAAGAAACTACAAAAACACGTAATAGCATACGCAGATAGTTCAGAGCCTAAAAGCATTGAAGAAATACGAAGAACAGGACAACAAATTAAAGGAGTAACAAAGGGCGCAGATAGTGTTAACTACGGAATACAAATAATGCAGTCGCAAAATTATTTAGTTACTTCACAAAGCACAAACCTAATTAAAGAGTTAAGGGCGTATTGTTGGGATGCTGACAAGTCTGGTAAAACATTAAACAAACCGCAGGGCAAAAACGACCACGCAATAGACGCTGTACGTTATCACGAAATGGAAACGTTAGGGCTAAACAATACACACGGACAATATTTTATACGATGAACGATTTAGAAGTAATGATGCAAGCGGTTCAGATTTACATCTACCAAAAAAAAGGTGTAAAGGTTCGTATTTATTTACGTGACATCCGAGATATTAATATGCTAAAACACGCATACGATTACATACAAAAAAACGAACACAACAAAAACACGAATAATTAATTATTAAGATATGAAGTTAGAAATAAACGTACCTACTACTTTAAGTGAAATACCATTAAAAAGCTACCAAGAATTTTTAAAGGTTCAGGAAGGAAGCAACGACGAAGAATTTATAGCGCAAAAAATGGTTCAAATATTCTGCGGTATAGAACTAAAGGATATTGTAAAAATGAAGTTGACAAGTTTAAACGAATTAATTTTACACTTTAAAAACTTGTTTGAGCAAAAGCCGAAGTTTCAACCAACGTTTAAAATTGGAACACAAGAGTTTGGATTTATAACTAACCTTGAAGAAATAAGTTTTGGCGAATACGTAGACCTTGAAAACAATTTACTGAAGTGGGAAGACTACCATAAGGCAATGGCTGTAATGTACCGACCTATCAAAATGAAGTTCAAAGACAAGTACGAAATAGTTGACTATACACCAATGGAAGAAATGAACGAGTTAATGAAGTTTACGCCTGTTGACATAGCAATAAGTTCAAGTGTTTTTTTTTGGAATTTAGGAAGCGAATTATTGACAGCTACGCTTACTTATTTGGAGCGGCAGATAAAGATGAACAAGAAGACGGAAACGAGTTTAGCGAACAAGCTCAATTTGGAAAACAATGGGGTTGGTATCAATCAGTTTATGCACTCGCTCAAGGAGACATTACAAGATTTGACACAGTCACCGGATATCGACTTACTATGTGTCTCAACTATCTTACCTTCGAAAAACAAAAGCAAGAAATTGAACAACGCCAATTAAATAAACTAAGAAAATGACAGGTTATTACAACTTATTAGACAAATTAAAAACACACTTTGACGCAGACGTTATTGTTAACACGGTAACACAAGGCGACATATTTAAAGTTGATTTAAGCAAACAAACAATATTTCCTTTAGTGCATATAATGGTAAATAACTGCACGTTAGACGAAAGCACAACAACTTGGAATATTAGTTTAATAGCAATGGATGTTGTAGACTTGTCCAAGAACGCAACAACAAATATTTTTTTAGGTAACGACAACGAAATTGACGTACTAAATACACAACACGCAGTATTAAACAGGGCGTACGAAATAATAAAACACGGAAGTTTAGCATACGATTTATTTATGGTTGAAGGCACGGCTAATTTAGAACCATTTACAGAACGGTTTGAAAATTATATGGCAGGTTGGACAATGACTTTTGACGTAGTAACACCGAACGAAATGACTATTTGTTAAGATGAAACAAAGCGAAGTACAAAAAGAATTAGATAGGTTTTCAAAGTCGGTAATTAAAGAAGCACGAAAGAATTTAACTACCTTAAAAAAGAACCACACAAAAGGACTTTGGCAAAGTTTAAAGGGTAACGTTAAGGCAATGCCAAATAGTTTGTCTATAGACTTTGAAATGAATTTGTACGGACAATTTCAAGACAAAGGAGTTAAAGGAGTTGGCGGAGTTCGTGCAACAACAAGCAAGTTCAAAAGAACGAATAATAAAGGTAAAATGTGGAAACAAAACGCTCCACAAAGTGAGTTTAAATTTAAGATAGGTAAGAAGCCAAGCGTTAAACATTTTATGCAATGGAGCGCAAGTAAAGGACTTAATCCGTATGCAGTTAGAGATACTGTTTACCATCAAGGAATTAAACCGAGTTTATTTTTTACCAAACCATTTGAAAGCGCATTTAAAAGATTGCCGGATGAACTTATTGAAAAGTTTGGGTTGGATGCAATGAATTTATTTAAACAAACACAATTTAAAAACGAAAAGAAATAATGGCTAATATATTTGCACGTTCACCGTATTTAATTAGGATTGCAGAAACAGGGCAAAATGGCTCAAAATTAGAATTGTTTTTAGCAAATGGTTCTTTTTTAGGAAGTCCACAATATACGTTGAGTAAATTAATACCAGCGTCAAACAACGTTGAAACACTTTACGACATATCACCATACGTTCGTGAATACATAAGATTTACAAGTTGTTCAGCAGGTGGAAACGCTGCGGCAACTAACCCAACAAATGAACGAGTAAACGTAAGGGTTAAACGTTATAAGTTAGTAGGTTTGACTTATACTCTTTTAAATACAATTGATTACATAGCATTTGATGGTTATTCATATTACGAACAAGGATTTAATTTTGACAATGGAAACTACGGACTTGACGCAGGAAATTATTACTACAACCCGACTTCAGACGCAGGAAAAATAAGAGTAACAACAGGCGCAAGTTTTACAGCACGTTACACAAATTTAAGCACCGCAGTAGTAACAACTTTAGCAGTAGCAAGTTCGACATTTGATATTCCACGAGTAAGAACTGCAAACGTAAACGAAGGAAACAAAGTAGAAATTTTAAACGGAGCTTCAGCAGTACAAGCGACTTGGTATTTTTATCCGCTTGAAGAATGCAAATATACACCTGTTATAATTGACTTTGTAAACAAGTATGGAGCTTGGCAACGAGAGTTTTTCTTTAAGGCAAGTAACGACAATTTTAGTGTTGAAAACACGGAATACAATTTGATGCAAACAAATAGTTTTAGCTACAACGTAAAGGAAGGACAAAGAAAAGTATTTAACGCTAACGGCAAAAAAAGTGTTAAAGTTAACACAGGTTG